TTCATTGTCTATGGATTTATCGGTAACAATGTTGTCTATCGGTGAAAAAGATGATTTCAGCCCAATAGACGAAAAATAATTTCTAGAATCGTCTGACCTCCCAAATCCAGAAATAGGAACAAGAAAATCTCCAGACTCAGCAAGTTCTGTTTGTAATTTTTTAAATCTTTCTGTATTCGGAAAAAAACTTTCGTCAAAAAGTTCAAAAAAATCTGCTGGGCTAAAATCTAGTGAATCGGCTATATTTTTGGCAAAAAAGAATTCTGTTCCATATTCATTCGGATTTGTTGTTTTATTAAATATTCTTACCGTTTTACCGAGTTCGTCAACAAACGAAAAGTTTGCACTATTCGATTTTGATAATTCAAGTTTATCTTTAGCAATTTCTTTTGCAAGAATTTTGTTTTTGGGAGATACTCCATTGGTGTATTTGAAATTTGGTTCTGGCGCATATTTTTCTGCAAAAGACCTTCTATATGTTTCACGGCCAAGCGCATCTATTCTTCCTGAAGAAAGTCTTTGTTTTCGTTCCTTTTTTGTTAAATAGTTTATTTTTTTCTTTCTAATTGCTATTTCTTTCGCGATGTTACTTTCCCATGGTTCGTCTTCCATGCCGTCGCCGCCGAGAAGTATTTTTGAGTCTTTTCTAAGTTTTTCATTTAGCGCTGAATTCTGTATGTTCCTGTTTGGGTGAAGAACTGCAGAAATTCCTTCAGCAATCATTTCGTTTAGTGAAACGTGAGCGTATGAGGTTATTGTTCTTGGTGCTGCCGGGTCATCATTTATATTTGTCCCATCTTCATGAAGCTTTATGAGATTCGGATTTGTCGTATGGGAGCGATATTGTTGAGCAATTGACATTGCGCTTGCATATTGTGGGTCTGTTATGTCTCCAGAGCCATAGTAAATTCTGTTTTTGCCCTTCCCCATTGTTTCACCGTCTCTAATTGCTCTCCAGTGAAGCCAGTGTGACCACTCATGCAAAATTCTTCCAGCTATTGAAGTATCAATATGTGCATCACCCGAAACAACCACATGATTCTGTCCCATAGTTAGCGGTATTGTTTTATTTTCATTTCCGATTCTGTCATTCATTGTTTTTGGATGAAAAACGGTCAGGTCAATAAATGGGGACAGTCGTCCAGAAGTGTATGGTCGCTCAGAATAACCACGTTGTTGTATTATTTTGTCCATAAATTCTTGAACTTCTTTTCTTGATTCCCAATTTTCTATTCCTGCCTGTGACCAAATCGCATACATTGGGGCGCCGTGTTTTTCAAAAGCCCACCGCATATATGGATTAGACTCAAGGGAAAGTTTCAGCATATTTTTCATCGTTTGTGTAGCTTCAGGCGATGAATCAATGTCGTCCCATGGATTTCTATCAAGATGATTTTGCCAATACTTTCTAAAAGCATCAACTATTTTTCGATTTGATTCTGTTCTTGCTCCTGGGGCTATATCGTCAAGCCACATTTCAAATAGTTCATTATTTGACGACGGAACAAGCACGTCAGCCATCTGTTCTGGCGTCATTCCTTCAAGCCAGTCGTTTCTGTCTCTTCTTATTTGTTTTCCTTGATGGAGAATGCTGTCATCTCCATATTTGTATTTTTTTCTTCTGTGTTGTTCTATTGCTTCGACTTCTTCTGCTGAAATTTTTACTATTTTTTTCTTATCAATACCAGAACTAAGTCTCTCGTCTTCAATATTGTTTTTAAGCCAATTTTCTTTATCTATTTTAAATTTTTCAATTTTCGTATCAAATGACTTTTTATCTGCCAAGATTTTTGCATCTCTTTTTTCTTTACTTAGCAGGTCTGTCGACCAGTTATTTTCTATGGCTCTATCAATTATCGCCTGCATAACTTCTGCTGCAGCTCTTGCATCCTCTGTTGCGTAGTGGTGTTTTTTGCCCAAATCAACGCCTAAATATTTTGTTATATCAGCTAAGCCGTTTGATGGGACTTTGTTTCCATCGACAATTTTGTATGGTCCATCTTGCGTTTCTGGGTTCCATTTTGGCAAAACCATATCTGAAATTTCTTTTGTGTCGATGTATCCATATGGTCTCCAACTAATTCCAGACTCCTCTAGAGCATCTTCCAAAACATCTTTATCAAAACTGGCGTTTTGAACACCGAATATTGCATCTTCTCCAGCAAAATCAACCAATTGTTTATGCGCGTCAGCTATGGACATTTGTGTTGAAAGCCACTGGTCTGTTATCGGATTTCCATCAGCGTCTCGCAAATTGTCCCTTGACCATGGCTCTAATTGCATATTCGGATTCATGAACAAATTCAATTTGCCAGTAATTTTTCCATTTTTTACTTTTACCAAACCAAGCTGTAGTGGATTTCCGTTGTGTGATGGTTTTCTGTATTCATCGAAAATCAATCCAGTTGTTTCGTAATCGAGCCAAATAATCTCTCTGTCTTTGTATATATCACTAAATTCTTTCCATGTTTTTGCCCTTCCAAATATCTCCTCTGCCCCACCAACGAAAGCTCCATACGTTGGCTTTCTTGGCCAACTTGGTTTTTTCGCACCGGAGGAAAGTCTGTCTGGCGGGGTTTCTTTTCGTGGGCTTGTATTTTTGTCTTTGGGGGGACGTGAAGCTTTTGGTTTTTTGTTTTTTTTGTCTAATAGTCTTCTTATTCCAACCCAAACTGGATTTTTTGTTCCCTCGTCAGACCATCCATCATTATCTGGGTCAAGTCTTGAGCCAGTTGGCTCGTTATATCCCGGAATTCCACCAGTTGGTATATTTATATCTATTCCTCTTCGTCGCCTACCCCTTCTGCCCCCAAGGTTCGGTCTATCAATGAGTCTTCTTGCTCCATAAGAGACAGCCCTGCCTAATAAATTGCTGTCTTTTGTTTCTGGCGATTCTGTTTCGCGCGCAACACGTGAGTCGTCATTTTTGTCATCAAACATTTAAAGTAATAATACCATTTCGTTATAAATAGGGTTCGTTTATATTTATTTTGTTAAGCGTTGACGACAATCCATGCAAATTGTCGCCCACGGATAAACCTTTAATCTCAAATGCTGACAAACAAGAATTAGATTTGCTTTTTCATTTAAATTTTTCCTAATCCAGGCAGAGAGATTTTCTCCTTCTTTTGCTGCAGCATCTTTCCAGTTTTGTCTTTCTAAATCTGTGGTTCTTATTAGAACCTGCTTATCTGCTGGCCCACCGTCGCTAGTCACGGATATGGGCATTGTCGGCTCAAGTGTTTCTGCAACTTTATCCATTGCGACTCGAATATTTGATAGTTCTGGGTTTTTGTTATTTTCATTATTCATTTTCGTTCTCATTGTCGCCCACTATTTCCGCTTCCAATATTTCTTCCTCTGGAGACATTAGTGCTTTTACGGTATGTTCAGGCAGAACCCCAGCGATTGCCATCAATTCAAGCAGTCGTTTCGCTTCTGACTCTGGGTCGAATCCTGTCGCCGGTTTTTCGATTCCTGGTTGACCAGCGATTGTTGCTCGTATCATTCCGGTTCCGCTCACTTCTGCTTCCATTTGTACGTTGACATTTGTTTGTTCCATGCCGAGAAGCTTTGACCTTCTATCCATTATTGAGAGCACTTGCTGTACTGCCTTAATATCTGGTTCGATTTGAATCTCGGTCCCATCGTCCATTACTTGTCGTCTGTGCTGGGTCAGTGGCCATAGGGCCTGCTGCATGCTGTCCAATCTTTCAAGCTCCATTCTCAATACTTCTGGATAAGCAAGGACGGCTTCACGATTCATTTTTTCTAGTTGTCTAGATATCGAACGAGACACGGTTTGTGTTGAAACACCAAATCTTCTTGCTATTTCCCCAATTGATGTGCCAGCTTGACGCAATTTGAATATGCGCGTATCTCTTTCGTGAACAGATTCTGCAGTTTTTATCGGAGAAGTATTTCTTTTCTCATCGCTCATGTGCTTACTTTATTCCATTCAACGACTTCAAATGGAAAGCGCTTTCCGCGTTTGATTTTCAGTGGCCATTGCCGCTCATCTCGTGCCCCACGGAAGTGCTTAATGTCGTAAACATATTCTCCCACAATGGTTGGGTCTGGCTGTAGAGAAATTCCAAATTCTGGCCACCTGGACCATACGGCAGAACCAAACGGACGCAAATCTCGACTTGAACCAGAAGAGCCAAGCGGAGCATGGTGCTCAATCCACAGGGCACAGTTATAAATTGTTCTAATCGTGTCAAGGTATCTTGCAACCTCTACCGCTATTGCCTCCGACGTTCTTCCGCCTGGGTCAATAAATGCCTTATACAGGGGTCCAATTATGAGCATGTGTGGCTTGACTTCGTCTAGGGCTTCTTCAAGTATTGCCCTGTCGCGCGCCTGCAGCAAATCCATTCCAGATGGCTTTGTCAAAATAAAAGCATCAAGTTCGCCCGGGGATTGATGAAGTGCTTGAACGGCGACCGAGCGTGAGGTTCTTCTAATGATTCTTTCTGGGTTTTCAAGGTCAACCGAAAGCGTTCTCACTCTTGGTATTGGTTGAAAGCTAAATGGATGAATCCCAGCACCACACAAAATTCCAACTTGCCGTGCCAGCATGGTTTTGCCGACACCTTCTGCGGCAACAACAATAACTCTTTCACTTCTTTCAACCAATCCGGGAATAACCCAATCGTATGTGTCTTTTTCCGATTCACCAAGAAAATCAGACCAGCTAACCAATCGCCCAGAATCGAGGATAAAAGAAATAGTTGATGTTGCAATTATGAGATTGCTTTTGGCGAGTTTCTGTTTTGTATTTAAATCGTCTCTATCTAGTAATTCTTTTAGTTTTCCGAGAGCAACTTCCTCCGGTGAATTATTTATTTGTTCGTTTTGTTCATTTTTTTGTGGTGCTTGTATTTCTTCAAGCGGAACAATATCGGCTAAATTATTTCCAGCATTGATGTGGTCACTTATGTCTTTGTGTGACGGACAAATCCACGCCTGAGCATCACATCCGGCTTTTATGAGTTTTTCCAAAATTGACCTAGCGTGATTTATTCCAATTTCGTCT